CGGAATCGAACGGACCCTCGCCCCAGACCGCCCAGATCTTGACGGCGGTACCGCTGACGCCCGACAGGAACAGTGACGACCACTGCAGATTTTCGTTGAAGATCGCCAGCCGGAAGCCTTTGAGGTCCACGCGGATATTGGCCCCGGAATAGGTGTCCGAACCGATCGTGATCTCTTCGCGCGACGACAGTCGGAGCGGCGTGCCGAACCCGAGATACACAAGCCACAAAGGACGGGTTACCGGGCCGGCGACGTTCGCCGCGTTGTGCGTGCTGAGGTCTCTCATCGATTGACCTCCAGTCCCGCCGTCAGTCCCGCCGTCAGTCCGAACGGAAGGCCGATGCCGCCCGGGATCCCGCTGAAGTTGATCTGGCCGCTCTGCACGGCGGCCGTGAACTGAGCGACGGCATCAGCAAAGGTCTGGCTCGCCTGCAGCTGCGTGTTCGCCGCCTGGGTCGAGAGCTCCAAGTCGATGCTGCTCGCCAGCCCCTGCTCCCGTTGCTGGAGCTGATCCAGGCCCTGTTCGAGCTGCCGCTGCGCGATCTGGTTGGCTTGCTCCAGGAAGTCGATGAACTGGCCACCGAGCGCTTGTTGCTGCCCCTCGTCGAGCTGCCCAAACGCCGACCGGCTAAGACGGTCGATCTCCTCCGTGATGCGGGAGATCTCGCCAGGGTCCAGCGTGCCGCTGAGCTCATTGGTGAGCCTGCCGATCTCGCTGCGACGAAACTGATACAGCTCCTCGTCGCCCATGAGCGATTCGCGGATGCTCTGGATCGCGGTCTTGAAGGTGGAGTCGATCTCGTCGCCGAGCACCTGGTAGACCACGGCCAAGTCTGCAGCCAGACCCTTCTGCTCGCGCAATGCGGTGCTGAGCGCCTCCAGCGACTCGGACGATCGGTCGAACTCGCCGGCGAGCTCCAGCACGCGCTCGACTTGCTTGTCGTATTGGTCGAGCACTGTGCCCTGCTCGCGGCCCAGCGCCTCCAGGGCGGCCTTGGTCTCCCCGACCACATCGAGATCGATGAGCATGTCGAGGGACAGCGCCTGGTCGAGCCCGGCCACGATCTCCTCTGCGGTTCCTCGTAGCCCACCGCCCATCAGAGACCGGACGCGCTCAGGCAGCTCGTCGTTGACCTCCTGCAGCCAGGCTCGGACGAACGCATCCGTCGCACCCTCGACCGCCGAGCTATCGATGCCGCCCTTGATGTCGCTGCCGAAGAATCCCTGACCAGATCGCTGACCACCTGGACCCAGGCGCACGCCGGCGAGGTCGACATCGATGCCGGCACCGCGCAGAGCTGTGGTGAGGACTTCGTCGATCTGCCCGAACCGTTCGGCCATCTCCTTCGCAGCCTGTTCGCCTTCGTCGCCAGCGCGCATGGCCACGGCCTGGATGCGCAGGCCGGACGCCGCGTCGAATCCAGCACCAGCCAAAGCGCCCCGCGTTTGAATCCCTCCGGTGTCGACACCGACCCTGGCCACTTGTGGGCCCTTGCTGACCAGGCCGCCGAGGGTGCTGCCCAGGAATGAGCCAATCCCAGCGCCGAGCGGTCCGCCGATCAGAGTGCCGGCAATGCCGCCGAGGGTGCCTCCGATGCCGGAATGCTTGCCGCTCAGCCCCAGGGCGTCGGAGAGCAGGCTGCCGGCGATGCCTGCGCCTGCGGAGAGGCCGATGCCTCCCGCGAGACCGCCGGGCATGGTGGAGAGATTCGCGGCAGCCAGCTCAAGAGATTTGGCGGCACCAGAAAGCCCCATATTCCCCAACAATCCTGAAAGGTTTGCCACGCCCTGCGTCAGCCCGCCGGACAGTCCGGCGAGTCCACCTGATACCAGACCGCCAATGCTCGTTGCGCCGGACAGCAAGCCACCAACAGATTGCAGTGCGCCTGCGCCGGGAACAGAAGCCGCAGCGCCGCCAGACAGCCCGGCACCACCCAGGCCGACGCTCATGAGGATAGGATTGGCGATGGACTGCTGGGCCAGCCCCTGGACCATCTGGTTGAAGCCGCCCTTGAGGCGAGACGCGAAGTCGTTGAAAGAGCTGATGCTGCCGTCGAACAGCCCCGTCAGCGCGTCACGGATGCTGCCGGCGGCTTGACCGAACGACCGCTCCATCTGCCCCGCGGACTCTTCGGCCGTGTCACCGAGGTCCACCACCCGATCCTCGGTATCGGTGACTGCGCCCTGCATCGTGCCCTGATCACGCACGGTCTGCCGCGCCATCTCCTCCGATCGGCGGGTGACATCGGCGACGAAATCATCGAGGCGATCGGATGCCATGGGAGTATTGACGATCGCCACGAGCTCGTCCCTGGCTTTGGCGAGTTCTTCCCGGGCACGAATGCCGGTCTGAACCAGGAAATTGCTTTCCGGATCCACGTTGATGCCCGGGATGAGATTCGACAGCTCAATATAGCCCCGGGCGATCAGCTCGATCGTGCCCAGAACCCCGGCGCCGAATGCGCGGAACGCTATCTCCACGCCCTTGACGACCGCACTCAGCCCCTGGAACACGTCGCCCACGAAGCCGGCGCCCTTGATAACCGCCTGAAAGGCTTTGTTCGCAACCTCGCCCATGCCGCCAGCTTCGGCCGCGACATTGAATAGCTCGTTGGCGGCCCCCTCCAGGACAGGAGAGAACTCCCTGGCAAGCTGCTGGCCCAGGCCGCTCGTGAGCATGCCGAGATCGGCCATCGCGTCGTTGGCCGCCTCGATCTGAGACGCGGCCACGCGATCGAGGGTGACGCCTGCAATGTCGGCGCGCGCAGCGAATTCGTCCAGACCCGCGGATCCGGCGCGCAGGGTGTTGACGAGGCCCACGCCCTCCGTGTCGAAGAGTTTAAAGGACAGCGCTACGCGCTGGCCCTGAGAGTCGACTTCCGACATGGCGTCGGCGATCTTGCGGAACTGCTGGTCTGGCGACATCTGGGCCAGTTCCTGCGCCGACAAGCCCAGGTCTTCGATTGCCCCCTTCGCGGTCCCAGTGCCTTCCGCGGCTTCCTGCACCCGCCGGACCATCCGCTGCAGCGCGGTGTCGAACGCGCCGTTGGCCATGCCGGCTGTGCGCTCGGCGGCCACGCGGAGAGATGCCAGTTCCTCCGTGGCGATGCCGAGCCTGTCGCTGGTCTTGGCCAGGGCGTCTGCGGTTTGCAGCCCGCTGCGGGTCAGGGCCACCAGGGATGCCGCAGCAGCGCCACCAATGGCCGCACCGAACATCGCCGCTTTCTTGGCGCCATCGAGAAGGCCTTTGCCGACGCCGTCGATCTTGCCGCGCAGTGAGTCGCTTGCTTTCCCAGTCTCACGCTGCTTGGAGTTGAGCTTGTCGAGCTCGCCGCGCGTGAGCTGCGTCGCCTTGACTGCACCACTGGCGTCGCCAGTGATCAGCAGGCCTGTGCGGACGGTTTTAGCCACAGTTCAGCAACTCATCCAGGTCTCGTCCAGCGGACGCCCACAGGTAGCCGCGTTCGAGCAGTCGTATCTGGTCGAACATGAGTTCAGGCTCCCAGCATCCACGCATCTGCATCACCGCATGCACAGCGGCGTAATCCAGGCCAACGGACGCCACCCCGCCCATTCCGGACACCATTCGCCACTGCGTCCCGCAGGCGAGAAACAGATCAACGGCAGGCCACAGGTCAGGGTCGACATAGACGTCGGGGTGGGTTTCTTCGGGGGTGTCCGGCAGACCGACGATCCACTCTCGGTCTTCGTCGGTGCCATCGTCGCCGGGCGGCGTTTTCAGGCCGAGCGAGTACCCGGCCTCGAGGAGTTTTTTCTGCCCATGGCCTCCCGCCCAAGCAGTACCTCGAGGAATCCGCCGACAAGCGCCTGTCGATACTCCCGAGACTGCATGGCCTTTTTCAGCACTTCAGGGCTGCACGGAATCTCTGTGCCGTCCTCGCCCTTAAGCCCGCGCCAGCCGAGAAGGTAGCGGTCCATGGCGGACTCGTCGGTGAGTTCGCTAGACTCGAACGCCTGGACTATCTCTCGCGCCTCGGCCACCGGAGGCTTGCGGTACTTGGCATGCCACGTCACGGGCAGCGTCGATCCGTTGTCGATCTCGACCTGCGCCGTGATGCGCACTTCCACTTCGTCCTTCACGCCTTTGAGCAGCGCCATGTATCACCTCGCACCTGCACCGGAGCAAAAAGTGCCCGTCACGCGCCTGGTGCAAAGCGCGGTACGGGCCAAGAGGGAAAGCGGCGGATCAGTCGAGCAGGATGGACAGCTCGTTGGCACCACCGGGGGTGATGACGCCGTCGATGGCGTAGGTGGTGAGACCGTCGCTGTTCTGCGGCGCCAGCGAGGTGTACTGCAGCTGGCTGGCCGCAATCGTCAGCTGATCCGGAGTGGCGCCACCGTGGATCGCCTCCAGGGCAAGCAGCGTCAGCCCCTGGTGGCTTTCGAGATCCGTGAAGAAGTCGTAGTCGGAGATCTTCGTCGCCTCGACTACCAGCCGCGCCGTCGGGCGACGGTCGGTGATGATGATCTCGTTGCCGTTCGGGAGATCGCGATGGACGGTACTGAGACCGAGATTGATCGTCAGTTCCTCCAGCTTCAGGGTCTCGCCGCCGAGCGTGAATTCGGTGTTGGCCTCGTTGACCGGCCGGGGCACGCGGAAGCCGGAGAAGTCCGGGGCGACCTCTGCTGCAGTGGCGGGCTTGGCATACCGACCCATGTACGCAAGCCGTAGGAACGGCAGCTGGCCGCGCTGGAACACGAGTTCCGCCGACGTAGCGCGCGCGCCGAGGATCGGCTGCAGATTGCCCTCATGGAAGAAGTAGAACGCCAGCGAATCGTGGTCATCATCGATGGGCTCGTATTCGACACTGGTGGTTGCCGTGACGACTTCCGAGAACCCCGCGCCGAGCATCAGCGGTCCCCACAAAGGCGTGGTCCCCGCCGCGTCAGAGCCAGTCAACTCGACTTCAAACTGGACCATGGCGTGAGGGCTGGGCGTGATGACTGTGTCGTTGCCCAGGGTCTGCTTGTCGAGCTCGCGGTTGATCGGGCTGCCACCATAGGGCGTCACCTGGAGGTTCCGCGTCTGGATCGCCTCTGCTCCGGTGAGCGTCGGGTCGGTGCCGTATGTCGTTTCCTTGCCGGCGAAGATCCACTTCCTGCGCCAGCGCAGCGTCGGTCCGGCCATGATCAGTTCTCCTCAGATTGCGCCGATCCCGGCGTGGGGCCCGGTTTCTCAGGCTTGGCTGCCGTCGGCTTTGGGATGGGCGCATCGACAGGCCGATTGACCAACTTGCCGTCGGCCGTGCGCACGACGTCGTAGGCCTCGCCGTGACGGCGGACCTTCTTGACCACTTTTTCCATGGGCATTCCTCTCATGTTGGGGCGCCGGTACCGCCCTGCGTGCGGTCGCCCGCGTTGGTGCGGTAACGGATCTGAAAGCTGAACTCTCGGAAGACGGGAGGCATGGACGCGCGATCGGCCTCCAGCCGTTGGGGCCGTGCGGCACCCAGCGGAGCAATGTCGATGACGATTTCAGGCAGGCCGAGGGTCCGGTCTGCCATGAACGCGGCGTGTACTGCCGAACGCAAGGCAGCCATCTGCACGATCCCGTACTCGTCCAGATCACGGACGAGCGCACCGACGATCAGCTCCATCTGATTGTCGCTGGAGGACAAGCCGTCCTCGACGATATCGTCCTCGCCGTAGGCCAGGAAAAGGCGCGGCAGGTCGGTGGGTTCGCCGATCGGCACAGAGCGACCGAGGTCGACTCCCTTGCTGACTTGCTTGGAGATGCCTGCCAGCGTTGTCTGGGCCGCTCGCAGAATCTGGAGCTCGGCGTCCTCACTCATAGGGATGCACTCGCCTGAGCAGGACGCGCGCGATCACGCGATCACGTGGAGGCTCCTGCACTCGGTAGTCGATGTCCTCGACGCGCAGGATGTCGTCCGGCCGAACTCCGGCCGCCAGCCAGTCGGCCAGGACGCAGTCCCAATAGATCTCCGCGTCGAGCGACACGGCGGGCATGAGGTCATCGCCCTGGATAGAGAGTTGCTGGACGTCGAGGTAGCCCTTGATCGTGGTGCCGGACGCGACGTGCAGCGCCTCGTCGGCGAAATGGGCGAAGTACGCGCCCACTGGCTCCTGGAAGGCCATGGCGGCAGGGTCACGGGCCGCCCGAAGGCGACCCGATCACCATCAGGCCTGCTTCGCCGGGATGAGCACGTTCGGGCGCGTGCACATCGGCAGCGGGTTGCTCTGAGTGAGCAGGTCCACGTACCGATTGTACTTCGCGTCCGGCGCCACCTTGGCGTAGCGGGGCAGGCCGGGAGTGTTCACCGTCTCGACAAAGTCCGCCGGGGCAAAGTATTCCTGGAACAGTCCAGGCACGCCGACCGGGAAGAACGTGGCCTTGTTGTCGGCGATGAAGTCGACGCCGCCAACCTTGCCGCGATACTCCTCGAACATGATGCCGCCGTAGAAAAACATCCGCCGGGCCGTGCGCATGCGAAGCGCCTCGCCGTTCTGCCAGCGCTCCCAGGCCTCCTTTACCTTGGCGTGATCGGCCAGCGCATCCATGAACTGGCTGGAGACGAAGCCGTGCACGCCCTGGTACGGCGCGTCCTCCAGGGCATCCTCGATCAGCCGGATGACCTGGGAGCACTTGCCGCGCACGTTCGTGGTGGCGGTGCCGAGGGCGAAGTCGATCTCGGAAGCCTGAGAGACGTTGAACTCGGCGAACAGGTCGAAGAGCTCGGTCGATCCGTTGGAGTCAAGGATCTTGCCCTTCAGCGCACCCATACGCAGGTGCTCCCGGGTGGCGTCGATGCTGTTGAACATCGTGCGCCAGCGACGATCCGCGGCGGACATCACCGTCTGGAGCTCGCTCTGCATGCCGAAGGCGCGAACGCCCAGGACTTCGTCCGCCAGGATGCGATCCTCGAGCTGGATCTGAGGAACCCGGAACACGCGAGCATCGCGCTTCTCGCTTAGGTTGCGCTCCGGCGGCGCGCCGCGGGGGCTGGTCGGTACCAGTTGCAGCTTGCCGTTGTAGCGCTCGATCATGACCTTGTCGGTCGTGATCGGTTCAGCCGTGAAAAGGCCCAGATCGTCCAGGCGTCGCGGGACGAACGGGATGATTTCCGGATTGTTGATCCGGGCAGCCAGGCTCAGGGCGTCGAACGCCGACTGGTTGAACACGTCAAGGACGGGCATGATCGCCTCTCCCTATCTCAGTGGATGAATGCCGTTGTCGGCGTTAGCGCAGGATGACGCCCAGCGCTTTGAGCTCCGCGATCGCGGTGTCCTTCTCGCCAGTAGTGATGCCGGCGGGCCAGACAAGGCTGGACGCACGCAGCTCACAGTCGCGGACGTGTGCGGCAACCGCCTCGGTTTCGCCAGCCTCGGTCGTCACCGCAGAGTAGATGACGCCGGCTGCGGCCTCCGAGCCATCGGCTGCGTCCGGGTCGAGCTCGACGGCTTCGCCGGACGCAGTAACGATTCCGACGACGACGGCGGCGCTGAGGGTCTGAGATGCCGCAATCGTCAGGGTGGTACGGGACCGGAAGCCATTTGCCTCGGAGACGATGTGCTCGCCGGTGTGTACGGGTTCTTGCAAGATCGTGGGCATCTCTGCTCACTCCTATGATGGTTGGATGTTGACCTGTCGCGGAGCGCTCAGGCTCCGCGCGGACGGTTCATGTGGGCATAGACGCCGTTGATGTCGATGACCTTCTCGCCCTGACCCTGGCCCTCGGCGGCGCCCGGATCGGCTCCGAGAGGGGCCTCCAGGTCGGCGGAGGCCCGCGGCGACACTTCGCCGGCCTTGATCTTGCGCATGCACTCCATCGCCACCTTCTCCGGGGTCTGCTCCGGATCGAGGGCTGCGGAGGTCACGAACTCCTCGAGGCCTTCGAACGACAGTTCCTGGATGCCGGCAATGCGCGCGCGCTCCTGCTCGGCTCCAGCCTGACGGCCTTCATCGATCAGGGACTGCACGATGTCCGGATGAGACGCCCGCAGGGATTCTGCGGTGATGGTGTTGGCCGACATTTCCGGGGCCGTCGGCGCGCCCTCTTGTTGACGAGGCATCTGCGATGCTCCTATTCCAGTGGGGAATGCCGACGATGTCCGGTGGGCGCTTGCGAGGCCCCCCATCAGGTCGTCGAACGATGAGAGGCGATTGGCAAGGCCGACAGCCACTGCTGCTTCGCCGATGACCAGGTCGCCCTGGCCAAACTCTGCAATCACGTGGTCACGGCTTACGCCGTAGTTGCGCGCCACGTGGTCGATGAAGACGTCAGCCAGCGCATCAATGCGGACCTGGATCTGCGCCCGGCCCTCGTCCGTCGCTGGGTTGGGCCGCTTGTTGGGCGACTGGCTGGAGACGATTTCGATCTCCTTGATGCCGACCCGGTCATCGAATGCGGTCCAGTCCACGTAGGTCCCTACCACGCCGATGCAGCCGATCTCTGCCAGACGGCTGAGCACAACCTCGTCGCACGCTGATGCGATCCAGAGCGCGGCCGAGGCGACCATGCCGCCTCCACAGTGGGCGATGATCGGCTTCTGCCCCCGGGCGCCGTAGATCATGTCGCTGATCTCGTCGAGCGCGGTGGTCTGGCCGCCGGGCGAATCGATGTCGAGGACGATGGCGTCGACCTCTTTGCTGTCCAGCGCTGCGGTGATGTCGCTGCCCAGGCTGCGCAGAGACGTTCCGGACAGGAAGCCGTGCTGCGGACGGATCATGCCGCGCACCGGGATGACGGCGACGCCATTCCAGACACCGGCGGTCCGCGTCTCAGCCAGGACCTGAATGTTCCTGCCGGTCACAGCCGCCTGGAGCGCTTCGTCGCTGCCGACGAAGCCATCGGTCGCTCCGAGGCGATGGCCATCGAGGCGCCGAAGAGCGGACTGCAGGGCGCGGGGCGCCATCGCCCAGAGCGTGTCCGGGCTGAAAATATCGATATCGTGGGGCATGGATTGCTCCGGGTCAGCGGCGGGAGGTCGCGGCTTCTCTGTTGTCATCATCGTCGGCGCCAGAGTCGTCATCGCGAACAGTCGCCGAGCGGCGGCCAGCGGTAAGATTCAGCGTCCGCACGAGGCGTTCCTCGCGGTCGATGCTGTGCACGACGTCATCCCAGTCCTGGCCGGTGAGCAGCTGGGTGATGTCGGACTTCGTCCGCAGCAGGGCGTCGTTGAGGTCGAGTTCCGCGTTGTACTCTTTCACCGGATCGATCGAGCCACGAGCCGGGCCGATCCATGAGCAGTTCGACCAGGCGGCTCGAATCACTTCGCCGCGCCAGCCAGACGACGTGAATCCGGGCAGCTCGATCAGTCCACGCTCCACCGCATCCCACATCCAGCCGCGATAGACCGGGGTGCAGAAGTGGGTGGCCAGCCGCTCACGCCGAGCAATAATGGCCTTCCAGGCCTGAAGCAATGCTGCGCGCGCAGCGCTGTAGCTGCTCTGGAAATGCTTTGTCAGCACCTCGAACGGGAGGTCTAGCGCGACGCCGACCTGACGCAGGATGGCAGTGACAAAAGGATCGAAGCTGGGATTCGGGCGGCCGGGCGCGACAACGTGTGGCTTCATCCCGTCCGGGGCCGTCATCATCGTGCCGTAACCGAGAGCCATGTCCTTTTCGGTATCGACCCCCATCCGCTCCGCGCCAGCGCGCAGATCGTCGTCTTCGTCGAAGGCAGGGAAGTCGCCCTGTTCGCTTGCGAAGACCACCGAGATCATTCCGCCAACGACAGCCGCCATGATCTCCGAGTCCGTGTAACGGTCGAGCTGCTTAAGCTTGTGGATCACGGGCGCCAGCATCGGATAACCACGGCTCTGCCCCGCCTGGTCGGAGCGGAAAAAGTGGAACACCTGCTGCCGCCCCACCCTTCGGGAGTAGCGGTTGAAAGCCCGCCACCGCATGCGCGGCGCGTCGACCTTCAGCGTGCCCGGGTGAGCCTCCGTGAAGTGATAGCGGGTGACGGCCCCAGCACGGTCGCGCTCGATTCCGCCATCCAGCCGCATGGTCGACGGCTCGTGGTTTGGGTTGCTCAGCCGCGCCGCGTCGACCGACTGCAGGCGCATCATCCACGGGCTGTTCCGGCGCTCCTGCATGACCGCCAGAGCCAGCCCCTCGCCCGCAATGAGCTCCGACACCAGCATCAGATCCTGATGGTCTGCGAACGTCTTGGTCTGCTCGATGTCGCACTCGCGCGGATCCGACGCCCAGAGACTGAACGTCGACTCGAGTTCGTCTTCGATGGCCGCGATCTCGTCGGGGTCCAGGTCGACGCCGAACTTCTTCAGCGCGCGGTTGTTCACGCGGCACTGCAGACGCAGGCCGGGGCCGACCGTCTCATTCCGGTGGGTGCTGATCGCGCCGGTGACGATCGGCGCATTCCTGACGAGGTCATAGGACCGACGCCGAAGCGTATCGAGCTCAACGATGGCGGTGTCGGCGTCTCCGGAGGGCGCCAGCCAGCCCTGCATCTCTTTCAAGAGATAGGACGCGCCGGAATACGCCGAGCCCATCATTCTGCCCTTCGACTCATCGATCAGCCGGACAGAGTCAGCTCCGCCGCCGGCGGGTCCGGGCCGCGCCACGACGCGCACGCGGGGCTTCCCGGAGGCCTGCACGCCGGTGACTTTGACGCGAGGCTTCGCGCTCACCGGATGTCCACGGGCACAGCCCGGCGCAGCGCCTGCCGGCGGCCCTTCTTGCGGTCGATTGCTCGCACGTAGTCACGCTCCCACTTCTCCAGGACGTCAATCCCGATCGTCGCGGATCGGCCATTGATCGAGTATTGAGTGACGCCACCGTTTGCCTCGGCCGCCTCGATGGCTGCGCTGACCCGAGCCAAGCCCGCGTCGAGTTCGGGCAGGGTCTTGTACGAAAGGTCTCGGGCCATCATCGGATACCTCTGTTTAAGACGCGGGCGCCGCGTCGGCGGGGCCGCCTCATGCGCTCAATGGGCTTTGGTGCTTCAGGGCCGGAGGCGAATACCAGGGTGTTCTCGCTCCACTCCCGGGCCCAGGCCGGCGGGGCGTTCCAGTCGAGCCGCTCGGCGCCCAGGATGATCGTCGCGGCACGCCCGTAGATCGTCAGGTCCCAGGCCTCGTTCGGCGAGTTGCTGTTGCGCTTCACCCAGCCGCGGCGGTCGTCCTTGTACTCTGCGCTGAGTTCCTCGAAAAACTCCGGCGGCAGCCAGTCCGGGAAGTGATACCGCCGCGTGGCGTCCGGCTCTGCCAAGTCTCTGTCGACGCTGTCTTTCAGCAACTCGACATTCAGCTGCCAGACCGGGATCTCGCCGCGCGCCTTCGCCTTTCTGTCTTTCCGGCCGGCGGTATCCGGGAAGGTTTCCTTGACCCGGGGCGCCGACTTCAGGCTCGAACCCTTTGCCAGCAGCAAGCGGTGCTCGAGGCCTTCCTTCCGCAATGCGCGCCAGAAGTTGTATGCCTTGTCGGTCACGCCCTCCGCGCCGGCCGAGTCGCAGATCGTGACCTTGACGCTCATCCTCCGGTCGCTGTCATCTATCAGCGGGTAGCTTGCGCCGATGACGTGCTCCCGGATCAGAGCCCAGTCCTCGAGATAGACGCCGGGCTGCACCGGCTCTGGATCGCCATCAAGGTCGCGACGCGCGCTCTTGGTCAGCTCGAAGCGATCAATGGGCCAGCACTCCAGGCCCTCGCCGTAGGCGTAGACCTGGCAGACGAAGCCACGCTTTTGAACGTCGACCATGCCGACCAGGAAGCGAGCGCCAGCAGGAACCGTCGCGCGCGGCAGGGGTTCTTTCCGATCATCGAACTCGCTGGCCGAACGGCTTCGGGCGCGAGCCTGCGGCACATACGGCGCGCAAGCGTCGCTGTTGGTCACCATCCGCATCTGAGCCTCGTCGCCCGTCCGGCCGTAGTTCTGCACTGCCTGCAGCCAATTCCGGACGATGCCCTGCCACGTTTGGTACGAGGCCGCGCAGCCACCCATCCAGCCGGACCAGATGTTGGAGGCCCTGGGATCCCCAACGAGCCGCCCTTTCTCGATCCGCTGCCCTTCATGCACCCACATCGCGCCGGCGTTCATCGCAGACTTCTGCGACGGCTCATGGATGGATCCGCAATGAGGGCAAGGGACGCGGGCGTACTCCTGCACCAGCGCCTCGAGGTCTGCGCTCGTCAACGCGCGCTGCAGGTCCTGGAAATCTGTTGGAATCAGAAAAGGTGCATATCCAGGGCGCGCCTCAAAGAACTCGCCGCAGTGCTGGCACGGCCAGTTCCACCGCCCTCGGGTGCCCTGGTTGTAGTAGCCGAGAATCCCGCGCGCCGGCGGCGCCTCGTGAGGTGAGCGCGGCCGCCACTCCCGGTCGATGAAATCGCAGCCGGGGAACGACTCTGCCAGCACCTTGCCGCGGCTCATGTAGGTCTGGACCCGCTTGAATGCGAAGTCCCACAGCGGCCCACGGCCGCCTATGTTTTCGTGGCCCTCTACCTGGTCGTAGTCCGTCAGCAGCATGTATCGCATCGTGCGGCTGGTGAGCTGCGACACCGCCGGCCACGCGATCTTCAGGAGCATTCCGGACCGAAACCACTTGTCGTGCACGTTGTCGTCACGCGCCCGCGTCGAGAGCCTGGCTTTGAGCTCGGGGCTGTGCGTGATCGTCTTCTCGAGGTCGTTGCGCGAGAAGTCCCGAGCCGCGGACTCAGTCATCTGCACGATCATCATCGGGCCCGGGGCGCAGGTGACCGCGTAGGTCATGCCACCCAGGATCAGGCCGAAGGTCTTGCTGCTCCGCTGAGGCCCGACAAGACAGATGCCCTGGTAGTCCCGGCCGCCGAGCTGATCCAGCGGCTCGACCATCATCGGAGCCAGGTCTGGTGACCACTGGTCCCGGTCGTTTGCCATCCACTTGGCGGCCGCCTGCGACGGAGACATCCGGCGGGGCGGTCGCACTCGCTCAGCCACCCCGCGGGTGACCTCGCGGGGCTCAGCCAGCGGCGCGATCAACGCCATCGTCATCCTCGGCAACGAGCGCCTTGTAGAGATCCTCGCGATAGCCGTCGAGGATCTTCTCCACCCTGGCCAGCGCGTGCGCATCCATGACGCCCTCCCGCTCGAGCACGTCGGGCAGCACGTCATACCCCCTGCCCACGATCTCCACCAAGCGAGCCATCTCGCGTTCCACCTCGAGCCGCGACAGAAGATCTCCGCGCTCCTGGGCGACCTTCAGCTTTTCGTGTTCAGACCTCCAGTACGCCAGCCGGTCCTGGGGCAGAAGCTGGTCCGGATCGAACTCATCGCCCTCTGCGATCGGGCGACCGAGCAGATAGGGCGCCGCGGTGCTGGCGAAGTAGCCCGGGTGTCCGGTCGGCAGCTGTCCGTCAGCGGGCGCGGATTCCAACCTGGACTTGGCCGTCCGCCGATCCATGCCGAACTCACGCCCTAGCGCTGAGACGCTCCATAGAGCCCTCGGCTTGGCGAAATCCACGATGCTCATCCGATTGGTACTGCCTCTGCTG